CTACTTGAATTGCTGGAACCCCTAAAGCTAACTAAACCACAACATAATATCTTAAAGGATATAGGTGTGAAGGTAACGAAAGTAGAAAAAATTAGTTAGATAGTGCAAGGTTAAATCCTAAACACTTTAATAATGGGCAATCAGCAGGTAAGCCTGAAAAGGAAACTTCAACGACTATCTCTCTTGAGGAGAGTAGGTTATAAGCGATTGATAACCGAAGTGGGTAGACCCAAACAGGTAGAGCTGTGGGATAAGATATAGTCTGTGCTTGTTAGAAATAACAAGAAGTTCGTAGGAGAACTGTATTAAGTGTAGCGACTTAGTATGAACAATACTTCTCAAAAGACTAAAGTAAGAGAGTTACTTATAGTTCTTATAAATTAATTATAAAAATACTTGACTTTTGAATTAAAATATAGTATAATACTATATAATAAAATTTAAAAGGAGGTGTATTTCACATTGGAAAAGACATATAAATTTAGAATATATCCAAATAAAGAACAAAAGATATTATTAGCAAAGACTTTTGGTTGTGTAAGATTTGTTTATAATCATTATTTAGATTTAAGACAAAAGAAATGGAAAGAAGAACAAATAACTTTTAATTTCTATGATTGTTCTAAGGATTTAACAAAACTTAAACAAGAAAAAGAATGGTTAAAAGAAGTAGATAAATGGGCATTACAAAATAGTCTTAAAGATTTAGAATTTGCTTATAAAATGTTTTGGAAAAAGCATTATGGGTATCCTAAATTTAAAAGTAAACATAAAAATAAATTTTCATATAAAACTACTTGTAATTATTCAGGTAAACCTACAATAGAATTTCTAGGAAATTGTATAAAATTACCTAAATTAAAGAAAGTCAAAATAAAAGATAAAACTACTAAGATACAAGGTAGAATACTTAATGCTACTATAACACAAGTACCTAGTGGAAAATATTATGTTTCTATTGTTTGTACTGATGTAGAGATACAACCTCTAAAGAAAACTAATAAGAATGTAGGAATAGATTTAGGAATTAAAGAGTTAGCAATTTTAAGTGATAATACTAAATATGAAAATAAACATTATTTAAAGAACTCGCTTAAAAGACTTGAATTATTACACAAAAGACTAACTAGAAAACCAAAAGGAAGTCAAAATAGAAATAAAGCAAGAATTAAATTAGCTAAACTTTATGAGAAAATCACTAATCAAAGACAAGACTATTTACAAAAGGTAACAACTGAAATAGTTAGAAAATATGATATTATTTGTATAGAGGATTTAAAAATATCCAATATGCTTAAAAATCATAAACTAGCACAAGCTATTTCAGATTGTGGTTGGTATACTTTTGTAGAAATGTTAAAATACAAATGTAATTGGTATGGGAAACAATTAATTAAAGTACCAACTTTCTATGCAAGTAGTCAACTATGTTCTAATTGTGGGTATAAAAATAAAGATGTGAAAGATTTAAAAGTGAGAATATGGACTTGTCCTGTTTGTAATGAGGTACACGATAGAGATATTAATGCAAGTAAAAATATATTACAAAAAGGATTAGAAATATTAAATAATTAATTTATAAGAACCATAGGAACTATGGGGATAGACCACTCAATATATGTGGCTAACAAAAGCACATACTTCGTGGTAATCTCTTACTTAGGTAAGAGAAGTTCAGGCTATTTGATTTTGATACTTATAATGATGATTTTCAATTCACATCTAACTTTTTAGCTATTGAGGGAGATTTTCAAGAAGTTATAGACAGAGCTTTAGAAAATAGATTAGTATATCTTAATATAGACTATTCTAGTTTTGGCGGGGATTTAATGGTTCTATTAGCATTATATAATAGAATAAAACAATTAAACAAATTAAATATACAAGTAAATCTAAATATAGTTGGAGATTTGGCAAGTTGTGGTGTATATTTAGTTTTACTGTTAGCAAAAGAAAAATTATGTACTTTTACTTTTAGTTCTATATATGACCCTGTATATTTAGCTCATGAGGGTTATATGAAAGTCTACACAAAAGATTTAAAAGATAATGATAGTTATACTTGTCAAGCACATTCTAAATTAAAAGATACTAATAAAAAAATGTTGGAGTTAGTACAAGAATTTGTACATTTATCTAAAACTGATATAAGTAAATTTAAGAAAGGTAAAGATATTTTCTTAGAACATAAAGATATATATAGAGCTTTAGAAGAGAGAAATCTTATACAAAAAGAATTTCCTATAAAGTCAGAAGTTATTGAATTTTCTAAAGAAGATAAAGATTAAAAGTAGGTTTATACCTACTTTTTATTTTATTGCTTGACAAACATTAATTTATATGTTATAATGTTTCTATAGTAAAAGAGAGGAAGTGATGTTATGAAAAAAATAATATTTATATGTATGTTAGTATGTTCTTGTATAACCTTTGGAATAGAAGACAAAGAACATTTTGAAATCATAGTAAATCAGTTATTTGAATTTGAAGGTAGAAATTTAGTAAAAGCCGAAGATGGTTATTCTAAATTTGGTTTGACTAAATATTATACAGATGATGTAAAAAATTTAACTGAAAATAAAGCCAAAGAAATAATATATAGTAAAATATATAATAAATATGAATTACATAGAATTAATAATTTGGCTACCAAACATCTAATATTTGATTTTATATATAATACTAACCCCTACAGAGCAATAAAAGTAATTAAAAAAATATGTAAAAATTATGATGAAGAAATTAATTTAGAAAATTACTCATTATCTGACAGAGTTATAAGTGTTATCAATAATAATCCACAAGTATTCGAGGAGTTAGTACAAGCAAGATTAGAATATATTAGAAGTTTAAAACTATATAAAAAATATGGTAATGGTTGGGAAAAAAGAATTAATTGGTTTCAAAATGAGTATAAAGATTATATAATAGAACTAAAAATTAAACAAAAGTATATGGACATAATGAGGGAGATTAGAGAGGTGGTTAAAGTTTCTTTAGAACAAAATTAAAATGATTATAGATAAAAATTTAGTAATAAGAATTAAAAAAGATTTAGAAAATAAATTACTGTTTAAATATTGTATAAACTCAACAAATATATTAATAATAAATTTTATATACAGTAAAATTTATATTTGTTACTTATATAAATCTACAGAAGATAAATACATAAGAGTTAAATATACAAATTTAGATAATTTATTAGAGTTTTTAAGAGGTATTGAATGACAACAGATATGTTAGAACTAGGAGTATTTAAGTTATTTGAAGATGGAAATTATCAAGCCTTAATACCAAGAGTTCAAAGAAAGTTTAAAATACACGAATGTGATATAATAGTAGTAACAAATGATGATTACCTTTATGAAATTGAATTAAAAGTATCAGTTTCAGATTGTAAAAGAGATAGAGAAAAAGAACACGAACATAAAGATATATATAATAGATTGAAATATCAATATTTTGCAGTGCCTTTATCTATTTTAGATGAGTGTATTGATTTTATTCCTGAAAGATTTGGTATAATAACAATAGAAGATACTACTCTTGAAGGTAAATTTATAAGAAAAGCAGAAATGAATAAAAAACATAGAAGAATAAGTAAAGGAGAGTTAATAAATTTATTAACTACTGGGTGTAAGAGATATTTTCAAAAATTAGATAGTATTTGGAAAAAGGAAGATGATAATGAAGAAACAGAAGAATAGAGAAATAGTAATTGATGGAGATTTTATACTAAGTGTAATAATTATAGGAATTTTACTAGCTCATTATTTTGGATTTTTAAGTTTAGATTGGTATGGCTTAGGTTATTGGTTTTTTCATATATTTGCAGTTTTAAGTGTAATACAAATAATAGTAAAAGTTATAAAATTTATTTATAATAAATTTAAAAATAAAAGGAGTGATGTTTAATGGGTAAAATAATTTTAAAGTTGGAGGAAGTTAGTAAAGCTAAGTCTTCAAAGAAGGAATTTAGGGTAAAATCAGATAGTTATACAAAAATGGCTATACAAATATACATAGAAACAATAAGTCCTGTCTTTATATCTAAAAATAAGATAAAATGGGATTTAGAAAGAGATATAATAAACGAAGCTATATTTACTTCAATATCTAATGAAAGAGCTAAAGAAAAGTATACACAAGATATGCAAGAATTATCGGATAAACTACAATTTCTCGTAGATAAAGCAGAAGAAGATATTGATAAAGAGGAAGAGCATATTTCTATATTAGAAAATTTATTTAGAGATTTAATAGAGGAATATACTACTGCTTTACTATCTTCAAATAAAGATGTAAATACAGATATAGACTTTGAATCTATATTAGCCAATATTAAATTAGGTATAAAATCTAATAAGATTAATATTATAGATACTATGGGCTTTGTTTCAGACTTAAATGATATGCTAACTGAAATCATTGCAGGTAAATTAGATGAGTAATGAATTAATATTAGATTGCCTAGAGGATATAAAAAATACTCAAGGTACTAATGAAAAGAAAAATATATTACAAGATTGGTATAATAGCAATAAACAACAATGTATTAGGGTTATGAATTTTCTTTATAACCCTAATATAGTTACTAATATGTCTACAAAGAAAATAAAAAAAGTATTAAGTGAAAATATTTGGACTACTTGTGATATAAAAGGATTAGATAATAATGTACTTGAATCTATTATGTTATACTTAGAAAATAACTGTACAGGTACAGATGAGAATATAAGATACCTACAATCGTTTAGAGATTTATATGTATATAGACAATCAAAAGAATTTTTAGAATTGTTTATGTGTAAAGAATTAGCTATTGGCTTAGACATAAAAGCTATAAACAGTGTTATTCCTAATTGCATAGATATTATTGAACCTATGTTAGCAACTAATTATACCAATGTAGCAGATAAGTTAGACCATAGTAAAATTTATTATATAACTTTAAAATTAGATGGAAACAGATGTATAGTTGATAATAGAACTGGAGTACCAAAAGCATATAGTCGTAATGGAGTAGAAATAAAAGGTTTAGATAGCTTTTTAAACTCTTTAAATCTACCTAAAGGTAAAATATATGATGGAGAATTACTACCTCGCAATATTGATAATATAAGCTCAAAAGACCAATACAAAGAAATAAGTTCTATTATGAGAACTAAAGGAGAAAAGCCAAAAGATAAAATTACTTATCATATCTTTGATATAATAGATTATGAGTTACCTTATATGCAAAGAAGAAATTTCATAGATAGTATAGAAAATACAGAATATCAACAAGTATGTGAAGTTCTATATAAAGGACAAATAAATGGTGTAGTATTTAAGTTACTAGATGAAGTTGTAGCAAAAGAACAAGAAGGCTTAATGGCAAATGATATTAAAGGTATGTATGAGAGTAAAAGAGTTAAAAGCATATTAAAATTTAAAAAATTTAATACAGTAGATTTGAAATGTATTGGAGTAGAACAAGGAGAAAAGAAATATGCTAATACTTTAGGTGCTATTATATGTGAATACAAAGGAAATACTGTTAAGGTAGGAAGTGGTTTTACAGATAGTCAAAGAGATTACTATTGGGAAAATCAAAATGAGATTATAGGTAGAGTAGTAGAGATACAATATTTTGAAGAAACACAAGATAAACAAGGTAATTTGAGTATTCGTTTTCCTGTCTATTGTGGAGTTAGAGAATTAGGAAAAGAGGTGTCTTATGATTAATTTTGATATATTAGAGGACAGAAAGAGAATATTGATGTATTCTATAAGATACTGTATTACTAGAAGAAGTTATGCTTTATCTGATGCCAAAGAATTAATTTTATTTTATGGTAAGGATTTACAACATCATTTATTATATACTTTAATAGATGATGTAGAATATGAAATAGCTCAATGTGATAGAACTAAGGACAATTATTGTAAAACACAACTTATATTTTTAAAAAATTTAATAAAAGAAATCTTATATGAGAAAGGAATTAGAGAATGAGTTTTAGTACAGATTTAGTAAAAAATTATAAAGAAAGACAAAAGTCAATAAAAGAATTAAAAGAAAAGTTTAAAGAAGAGTTAAAAGTAATATTTCTACCTCATAAGGAAGCTATTATAAATGCTTATGTTAGTGGGGAATCAAATTATTCTATTATTATAGAAGAAAATTTTAAAAACAGACTAGAAGAACTATATGCAAAACTACCTGATTATAAAATTTCTATCTTTAGAGAAATCTTCCAAGAGCAAGAAATAGCAGTAATAGTGGATTGGTTTGATACTTATATCAGAGATGAAGAGTCTATATACAGAATAAATATATGGTTCTCAGATGATAGTAAAATAGAACAAGATAAGAAAATAAATAAAATATAAAATTTTATTTGACAAAATAAATTCTATATGCTATAATGATACTATAAAAAGATAAAACAGAAGTTTACAGCAATAAAATGATTCGGCACAATCAAAATTGACTTCTGTTTTCTCTTTATAACAATTAATAAATAAGGAGAAGTGATATTTTATGGAAAACAAATTTATGCAAGAGTTACAAAAATGGGGTAATCTTACAGAAACAGAAAATGGTGCAATCGCAGTGAAATCTACATTAGACAGTGTAGTAGATTTATTTGGTACAATAGGTTCTATGAGAGAGTATACTTATCAAGGTAGAGCCAAAGTCAACAAAGAACTTTTACCTATGTTCTCTAAAGCTATGCAAGAAAATAAAGAGTTAGCAATGAAAACTTTATTTTATGCTAGAGATTGTAGAGGAGGTATGGGAGAAAAAGAAATATTTAGATATGTTATGTTAGCTCTACTAGATTTGGAAACAGAAGACAGTTATTTATTATTTAAAAATAATATAGCTAATATAGTAGAATTTGGTTCTTGGAAAGACTTATTGGATATATTTGATAGAACTAATGTAGCAAGAGCTAAATTAGATATAGTAGGTTATATTTATGATACTATTCAAATGGACATCAAATTAATGAATGAGGGTAAAACTCCAAGTCTATTAGCTAAATGGTTACCTACTATCAATAGTAAATCAAAACATACAAAAAGAAAGGCAAAGAATTTACTAACTCTTATGCCAAAATTAGATTTTGACTATAGACACTACTGCTCTAATGCTAGAAAAATGTTAAAAGTTGTAGAGAGAAACATAGCTCAACAAACATTTAGTGAAATCAACTATAGTGCAGTTCCTAGTAGATGTATGTTATTAAACAGAAATCTATTTATGGAAAAAGACCACAAACATTTTAAAGAATACCTAGATAGTTTAGAAAAAGGAGAAACAAAAATCAACTCATCTGTATTATTTCCTAGTGATATAACAGGTAAGTATTATGATAAAAATACTAGCTATTATGGTTTTAATCCTGATGTAGATACTGTATTAGAAGAACAATGGAAAGCACTTCCTAATTATATGGATAGACCTTTAAATGCTTTATGTGTTGTAGATACAAGTGGGTCAATGCAAGGAACTCCTATGGATGTAGCTACTGCTCTAGGTATTTATATAGCAGAAAGAAATCCAAGTGAAGCCTTTAGAAATAAATGTTTAGAATTTTCACATACAGTGCAATTTATAGATTTTTCTAAAGCAAACACTCTAAGAGATAAATTAAGATGTTATAACTATGAAGTGGCAAACACAAATTTAGAAAAAGTATTTGATGTAATTTTAGATTTAGCTTTATATAATAAATTAGAACAAAAAGATTTACCTACTCATCTAATTTTACTTTCAGATATGCAATTTGACCAAGCTACAGGAGATTATGATGCTTTTGATAAAAGATTTAAAACTTTAATGGAAAAGATTAGAGATAAATATGCTAAAAATGGTTATAATGTTCCACAAATTGTATATTGGAACATAGCTACAAGAGTACCTAATTTCCCTGAAATTAAAAAAGATGGTATATGTTATGTAAGTGGCTATAGTCCTGCTATTATGAAAGCTATCTTAAATACAGAATTACTAACTCCTATTGATGTAGTTAAAAATGCAGTAATGATAGATAGATATAAAGATATTTATTTTGGATAAGTAAATAAGGCTAGATACATTCTAGCCTTTAATTATCATTAATGAGGTAATATATGTCTAAGAGTAAAAGAAGAATTAAACATATAGTTTTTGGTAGTAAATTAATTACCAATAGCTTTATAAGAAAGAGCATTTTAAAAATCGAGT